ACTGGAGGGCAAAGAAGATTTCCAATAATCAGAACAAGTCGGCTCCTGTTTAGTTACGAGCGACATTGCTCCGTGTATTCACTCGTTGGAATGAATACACAGTGCAGTGTTTATTCTGTTATTATTTCCAAAGTGAATTTAATCAGCAATAAAATCTTCTGGTAATTTATCAACCAGTTGATGGCTTATTATCAGCCATTTGCCATCCTTCGTTTCGTATGCGTATTTCTGGTCTTTTATCATCAGGTGTTCAGCTACTGCCTTAACTGCCTGTTCGGTGACATCTTCTTTCTTTCCTACCCACATTCCTTTTTCAGTGTTTAATGTTCCTTGAAAAATACGACCGCTTAATGGGCTTGCGCCCATGGTTTTTACTCTCATGTATCAGTCCTCAAATAAGTGGTTTGCTGCCTAATTTCATTTTCTGGCGACCAACACAAGTCACACCCATTTCACTGCGTGGCTTGCGGTAGTAAATACGGTTCTGTTTACGCTCGACTTCTTCTGCCTTCTTGCAGCGAAGGCTTCCGAGTGATGCTGCTTTATCTGCTCTGACGCAACCAGAGAGCTTTAGCGCAATTTTTCGCGCCAGTCGCTGCTCTTGCATTGCCTGTTCACGTTGAGCCTGTCTGCGTGCTCTGCGGCGATTTCTGGCGTTATCGTCAGCCAGATATGTAATGACTACTGTCATGTTGACCTCCGATGATTGACTTTGGCGGTGACGCGCCGGGTGCTTATCTTCCGGTTGCCGTCGTGCAGCTGCACTTCACGTCACCCCAAAGCCAACTACTCTTTGGTTCCCGCATTTCGGCGGGACAATCCCATCAATGTTAAAGAGCCTGCCAATCTGTTCCGTTTGGCTTCCAGCGTCCTGCTGATGTGTTTAGTATCACCGCTAGTGGTATACGTGTCAACACCGCCAGAGATAATTTATCACCGCAGATGGTTATCTGTATGTTTTTTATATAGATTTATTTTTTGCAGGGTTGTGTGGATTGGGAAGGTGATCGAGAGATCTGAATTGCGATGTTTAGTGAGTTGTATCTATTAATTTTCAAATAAATACAATTGGTTATGTGTTTTTAGGTGGGGCGATCGTGAGGCAAAGAAAACCCGGCGATGAGGCCGGGTTGTATATTATTTAATTTCTTTTTCCGGTAAATACATTGTCATTTGAACAGGTTTCTTTCCATAGTGTTGAGCAACTCGACTTCTTAGCTCATGCATGGTGTCGCATGTTTTTGCGACCCCAATAACCTCCCAGCACCTTGATACAAGCTGCCTTACACCTAGGTTCTCGGTTAACTGTCTATGCCAGTGAACTCCTGCCGCAGGCTTGTTTTCTTTAAGATATTTAGCCACATCTTCGTCAAGAGTGTCATAAATTAACTCTATAACTAATTTCCCCCACCATTTGGGCCTTGATTGCAATGGGGTACTCCATCCTGTCAATCTACCAAATTCTTCCCATAACTCATCAGGAAATGTTTTTTCCCATGCTCTTAGTTCCTCAGCGATGAACGCTCTGAGTTTTACTTGGAGAGCATCCTCTGCGCGCTCATACTGATACCCAGTAGCCTCATCAATTAGAGCATCTAACCCAGTCCTGGTTAAACCTGCTGTTAATACAGCACATTTAATTGCTATTTCTCGCTGTCTATCTGTCAATGGCGCGCCTTTGTATAGCGCCTGTACATAGCCGCGACAAATCAATTCAAATTGCTCAGTCTTAAGTCCTTGGCTTTTAAATTGGGTTCCTGGTATGGAAAACTCTATGAGTTCGGCCAGGACTAAGTCTTTGTCTATAAAGCCATTAAGTGAGCTAACGCCAATAAATTTAGCCAGGTCTCCTGACTCCGCATTGGCAATTGCTTTTACAGTTGCTCGCAAAGCTATAACACGATGTCCAGTGTCAAGCACATAGCAATCAATACTTTCACCACCTAAGTCGATCTTCCCCTTCCATTTTGCGAATGGGGATGGTAATTGCTGTAAATCATCATGTTCCATTAATTGAATTACCCTTTTTTGCTGCGTTTAATCATCCAAACGTCTCTTCAGGCCACTGGCTGGCGATAACTTTCCCCACAACGGAACAACTCTCATTGCATGGGATCATTGGGTACTGTGGGTTTAGTGGTTGTAAAAACACATGACCGCTATCCCTAATCAGTTTCTTGAAGGTAAATTCATCACCACCAAGTCTGGCTATGCAGAAATCGCCGGGCTCAACAGCCTGCTCAGGGTCAACAAGAATTAACATCCCGTCAGGAAAGCTTGGCTTGGAACCTGTTGGTGCGGTCATGGAATTACCTTCAACCTCAAGCCAGAATGCAGAATCACTGGCTTTTTTGGTTGTGCTTACCCATCTCTCCGCATCACCTTTGGTAAAGGTTCTAAGCTCAGGCGAGAACATCCCGGCCTGAACATGAGAAAAAACAGGGTACTCATACTCACTTCTGAGTGATGGCTGCATACTAACCGCTTCATACATCTCGTAGATTTCTCTGGCGATTGAAGGGCTAAATTCTTCAACGCTAACGTTGAGAATTTTTGCAAGCAATGCAGCGTTATAAGCATTTAATGCATTGACGCCATTAAATAAAGCTCCAACACCTGACTGCCCCATCCCCATCTTGTCTGCGACAGATTCCTGAGATAAGCCAAGCTCATTTTTCTTTTTTTCATAAATAGCTTTAAGGCGACGTGCGTCCTCAAGCTGCTCTTGTGTTAACGGTTTCTTTTTTGCGCTCATACGTTAAATCTATCACCGCAAGGGATAAATATCTAACACCGTGCGTGTTGACTATTTTACCTCTAGCGGTGATAATGATTGCATGTACTAAGGAGGTTGTATGGAACAACGCATAACCCTGAAAGATTATGCAATGCGCTTTGGTCAAACCAAGACGGCTAAAGATCTCGGCGTATATCAAAGCGCGATCAACAAGGCCATTCATGCAGGCCGAAATATTTTTTTAACTATAAACGCTGATGGAAGCGTTTATGCGGAAGAAATAAAGCCCTTCCCAAGCAACAAAAAAACAACTGCATAAGTAACACCGCTCTTTAACAGTCATGGTCCTCATTCCCGCCGAAATGCGGGAATACAACGCGCATAAGTTGATGCGCATAACTTCTTATTTGTTAAGGAAATACTTACATATGGTTCGTGCAAACAAACGCAACGAGGCTCTACGAATCGAGAGTGCGTTGCTTAACAAAATCGCAATGCTTGGAACTGAGAAGACAGCGGAAGCTGTGGGAGTTGATAAGTCGCAGATCAGCAGGTGGAAGAGGGACTGGATTCCAAAGTTCTCAATGCTGCTTGCTGTTCTTGAATGGGGTGTCGTCGACGACGACATGGCTCGATTGGCACGACAAGTTGCTTCGATTCTCACCAATAAAAAACGCCCGGCGGCAACCGAGCGTTCTGAACAAATCCAGATGGAATTCTGAGGTCATTACTGGATCTATCAACAGGAGTCATTATGACAAAACAACTCAGTCCTTACCAGGACAAAATTCACAAACACATACTACGTGATCGCTTCCTGTCCAGCTTCAAGCAGCCTGGTCGATTCCGGGCTGAGTTGGAAAAAGTGAAGCTGATGCAGAAGGAGAAAGGTCATGAGTAATCTTGCAACCGTAACACATTTAAGGCCTTCACAACGGCCTGTGGAGCGTCGTGTGGCAGAAGTTGAAGATGGTTATACCCGTCTTGCAAATGCCCTGTATGAAGAGCTTATCGGCGCAGATTTAACGAAAAATCAGAGCAAGGTTGCCCACGCCATATGCCGTAAAACATACGGCTACGGTAAAAAGATGGATCGCATCTCTGATAGTCAGTTAGCTCAAATTACCAGGCTGCCAAGACAGAAGGTAAACAAGGCCAAGAATGAGCTTATCGCGATGAAGGTTATCCTTCGCGAAGGCCAGCAAATCGGGCCTAACAAGAACATCGAGGAATGGCAAATCGAAGGGTGTCACTACTCTGGTGATAATGTCACTGCATTGGTGACAAAAAGTGTCACCAAAACGGTGACAGCGCTGTCACCAAAACAGGGACACACAAAAGAAACTATTACAAAAGAAAAAAGAAATAATAAAAACACTATGTCCGAAAGTGTTCGGACGGAGTGTGAAAAATCACCTGACCGTCACGAAGAAACCGACAAGGCATTCGAGGAAATATTCTGGTGTGCAGGCATGCGGAAAGCCGGGAAGAAAAACGCAGCTTCTGCATTCAGAACACAGTTCAGGGAATGGCGTAAAACTACCAGGGGTACGGCAAGCGAGTTTGCCACGATGCTGGCAGAAGACATCGCATGCAGGAATGGTAAGCAGTTCGGATTCGACAGGTTGTTACCATCGAGCTACCTGAACGGTCAGCGCTGGAACGACGAAAAGCCAGAAACCATTCAACCACAATCCAAACCATCATCCGCAATCACCGTATCGAAAACTGGCTACGTGTTTTTCGACAGGTGAACCATGAAATCAAAAATCAAATCGCTACTGGTCGCTGGTTATAACCACGGCTGGTTAAGTATTTCGTTTGTCGATTTCTGGTTTAAAAATCTCAATCTGAGGGAATCATGAGGCCAAGTGAACTTAGCGACCTGCTTTGGGCGCAGGTTGACAGGGTGGCTCCGCACCTGTTGCCAAATGGCAAGAAAGAGGGGCATGAGTGGGTTGCCGGTAACGTCAACGGTGACAAGGGAAACAGCCTTAAGGTCAATCTTAGCGGCAAGAAAAAATGGGCTGATTTCGCTGAGGGAGACGGCGGTGACATGCTTGATTTGTGGATGGCATGTCGTGGAATTAACCTGCATCAGGCTATGCAGGAAGCGAAAGCATTTCTCGGTATCAAGGATGACGATCACCATTTCGATGCCAAACGTGAGAAGAAATTCTCCAGACCTGATCGCAAGAAAATCGCCCGCTACGTTACCAGAACAGAATCCCATCTTGAGTACCTGCAATCGCGTGGCATATCGCCAGAAATCGTAAAGCGCTACGAGGTTGTCAGCGGCAAGGTGTGGAATGGAGAGCGAGAACTGGATGCTCTGGTGATTCCGTACAAACGCGATGGTGAGTTGTTGCAGGTCAAGCGAATCAGCACTGAGCGCCCGGAAGGGAAGAAAGTCATTATGGCAGAAGGTGATTGCGAACCTTGTCTGTTCGGATGGCAGGCTCTGGACGCTGGCGTGAGGGCGGTTGTACTTTGCGAAGGCGAAATTGATTGTATGAGCTATGCGCAATACGGCATCTCGGCGTTATCCGTGCCGTTTGGTGGCGGGAAAGGCGCTAAGCAACAGTGGATTGAGTTTGAGTATCACAACCTCGACAGGTTTGAGGAAATATTCATCTCGATGGACGTTGATGATGTTGGTCGTGAAGCCGCAAGGGAAATCGCAAGCCGACTCGGTGAACATCGTTGCCGTCTTGTTACTCTGCCGTACAAAGACATCAACGAATGCCTGATGAACGGTGTTACCGAGGATGAAATCTGGCAGTACATCGGCACGGCATCCTACTTCGATCCTGAAGAACTCTACAGTGCGCGAGAGTTTTACCTGGACACTATCAACGCTTTCTACGGCAAGCAGCAGTATCTGTTTAATCCACCGTGGGAATCTCTGGCAGATAAATTCCAGTTCCGTGAGGCAGAGTTGACGCTGGTCAATGGTGTGAACGGTCACGGAAAAACGGAGGTTGTCGGGCATATAGCACTTGAGGCAATGCGTCAGGGTGTGAAGACGTGCATCGCGTCACTTGAGCTGAAGCCTGGTATTCTCCTTAAGCGCCTTACCCGTCAGGCGACGTGCTGCAAGATTCCGCCAGTGCTGGAAATTGACTCTGCATTTAAATTTTATGACGAAAGACTTTGGGTGTTTGGCCTGACCGGAACGGCGAAAGCCGACAGGCTGATCGAAATATTCGACTACGCTCGCCGCCGATACGGGATCCAGTTATTCATCATCGACAGCCTGATGAAATGTGGCATAGGCGACGATGACTATAACGGGCAGAAGGCGTTTGTTGACTCGATTTGCGACTTCAAAAACAAAACAAACTCCCACGTCATTCTCGTTACTCACTCGCGAAAAGGAGACAGCGAAGAAAAACCAACCGGGAAAATGGACGTAAAAGGCTCTGGAGCGATAACAGACCTGACAGACAACCTTTTCATCATCTGGCGTAACAAGGCTCGCGAGAGAGCGTTACAGAGAGTTCAGAGTGGTGAAAAGATGTCAGAGAAGGACGAACAGCTACTGGCATCTCCGGCATCTGTTTTGATGCTTGAAAAACAACGTAACGGCGAAGGTTGGGAAGGTGGTGTCCCGTTGTTCCTTGACGAACAATCGCACCAGTTCCTGCAACTTGAATCAGGATCGCCATATAGCTACATCGCCAATATGCCGAAATCGGAATATGACGAGGCGTGGCGACAGGAAAACGTGACGGAGTATTAAATGACCATCTACATCACTGAGCTAATAACAGGCCTGCTGGTAATCGCAGGCCTTTTTATTTGGGGGAGAGGGAAGTCATGAAAAAACTAACCTTTGAAATTCGATCTCCGGCACATCAGCAAAACGCTATTCACGCGGTACAGCAAATTCTTCCAGACCCAACCAAACCAATCGTAGTGATCATTCAGGAACGCAACCGCAGCTTAGACCAGAATCGAAAGCTTTGGGCTTGCCTTGGTGACGTCTCTCGTCAGGTTGAATGGCATGGTCGCTGGCTGGATGCAGAAAGCTGGAAGTGTGTGTTTACCGCAGCATTAAAGCAGCAGGATGTTGTTCCTAACCTTGCCGGGAATGGCTTTGTGGTAATAGGCCAGTCAACCAGCAGGATGCGTGTAAGCGAATTTGCGGAGCTATTAGAGCTTATACAGGCATTCGGTACAGAGCGTGGCGTTAAGTGGTCAGACGAAGCGCGACTGGCTCTGGAATGGAAAGCGCGATGGGGAGACAGGGCGGCATGAGACGACAGCGACGAAGTTTCACCGACATCATCTGCGAAAACTGCAAATACCTTCCAACGAAACGCTCCAGAAATAAACCCAAGCCAATCCCAAAAGAATCTGACGTAAAAACCTTCAATTACACGGCTCACCTGTGGGATATCCGGTGGCTAAGACATCGTGCGAGGAAATGACAATGGATTATTCACAGTTAAGTGATTTTGAAATTAACGTGGCTGTATTCGAAGCTATTCATAACGGATCACCGGATTACAAAGAAGGTGAGAATGGCGATATGGTGTTTGTCTCATTTGAGGGAGACATTGTAAACGGAGACGCAGTTGAAGTAGAAGTTGAGCGCGGATCCTTTAACCCATGCGCAAACCCAGCAGACTCATGGCCGATTATTGAAAAATACAGGATTAGCATTATCAATCTCGATGAAGACGAGTGGGGTGCACGTGGTGTGGCCTACTGTAAATCTAAGCGAGCTATACATAAAAATCCCCTTCGCGCCGCCATGATTGTCTTTCTCATGATGCAGAGAATCCAATAATGCTTAGCCCATCCCAATCCCTTCAATACCAGAAAGAAAGCGTCGAGCGGGCTTTAACGTGCGCTAACTGCGGTCAGAAGCTGCATGTGCTGGAAGTTCACGTGTGTGAGTACTGCTGCGCAGAACTGATGAGCGATCCGAATAGCTCAATGTACGAGGAAGAAGACGATGAGTGATTCGTTTAGTAGCTCTGATTATTTGTATTTGGTTTTAGTACCTGTGGCAGAAGTATTCCGCTCTCGATTTCCTGAAGGCTCAGCACCATTTAATGCCATTAGCACTTACTCAAAATGCAGAGTGAAATTTACAGGTAAGCGGCTGGAAAGAGAGTGGCAGCAATTCTGCAAAAAACATGACCTAAAAAATGACCCTGAACTGGAGTATTAAATGGCTAATCTACGCAAAGAAGCGCGCGGCAGAGAATGCCAGGTACGTATTTACGGCGTATGCAATGGTAATCCTGAAACTACAGTTCTGGCACATTACCGGATGGCTGGAATTTGCGGAACGGGAATGAAGCCTGACGACCTGATCGGCGCATGGGCTTGTAGCGCGTGTCACGATGAAATCGACAGACGCACCCATAATCTCGACAACAAAGACGCCAGACTTTACCACCTCGAAGGCGTGATCAGGACGCAGGCGATACTGCTGAAGGAGGGGAAGATTAAGTCATGAACGAATATCAGTTTGTGCTTCCATACCCGCCGTCGGTGAACACCTACTGGCGAAGACGGGGAAGCCAATACTACATCAGCGATAAAGGCCAGAAATACCGAAAAGACGTTCAGCAAATCATCCGCCAACTCAAGTTAGACATTTTCACCAAATCACGACTCCGCATCAAAGTCATCGCAGACGTTCCAGACTCCCGCCGCCGCGACCTCGATAACATCCTGAAAGGTTTACTCGATTCCCTTATCCACGCCGGATTTGCGGAAGACGACGAGCAATTCGATGACATTCGCGTAATTCGTGGTGTGAAAGTACCAGGCGGAAGGCTTGGAATAAAAATCACCGAACTGGAGAACGTATGAACGCCACAATTCAAACGATACCAGAGCTTCTTATCCAGACACGAGGCAATCAGACCGAAGTGGCGAGGATGCTTTCCTGCGCAAGAGGAACAGTGCTCAAGTACAACCGAGACAGCAAAGGCGAGCGTCACGCAATAGTTAACGGCGTCCTGATGGTCAAACAGGGCAAGAGGGGAAGACCATGAGACTCGAAAGCGTAGCTAAATTTCATTCGCCAAAAAGCCCGATGATGAGTGACTCACCACGGGCCACGGCTTCTGACTCTCTTTCCGGTACTGATGTGATGGCTGCTATGGGGATGGCGCAATCACAAGCCGGATTCGGAATGGCTGCATTCTGTGGTAAGCACGAACTCAGCCAGAACGACAAACAAAAGGCTATCAACTATCTGATGCAATTTGCACACAAGGTATCGGGGAAATACCGTGGTGTGGCAAAGCTCGAAGGAAATACTAAGGCAAAGGTGCTGCAAGTGCTCGCAACATTCGCTTATGCGGATTATTGCCGTAGTGCCGCGACACCGGGCGCAAGATGCAGAGATTGCCACGGTACTGGCCGGGCCGTTGATATTGCCAAAACAGAGCAGTGGGGGAGAGTTGTCGAGAAAGAGTGCGGAAGATGCAAAGGCGTCGGCTATTCCAGGATGCCAGCAAGCGCCGCATATCGCGCTGTAACGATGCTAATCCCAAACCTTACCCAACCCACCTGGTCACGCACTGTTAAGCCGCTGTATGACGCTCTGGTGGTGCAATGCCACAAGGAAGAGTCAATCGCAGACAACATTTTGAATGCGGTCACACGTTAGCAGCATGATTGCCACGGATGGCAACATATTAACGGCATGATATTGACTTTTTGAATAAAGTTGGGTAAATTTGACCCAACGATGGGTTAATTCGCTCGTTGTGGTAGTGAGATAAAAAGAGGCGGCGCTTACTACCGATTCCGCCTAGTTGGTCACTTCGACGTATCGTCTGGAACTCCAACCATCGCAGGCTGAGAGGTCTGTAAAATGCAATCCCGAAACAGTTCGCAGGTAATAGTTAGAGCCTGCATAACGGTTTCGGGATTTTTTATTTGGGTCAGTCGTATAAAGGTCATTACGGAAGGCTGTTAACCTTCTTATCGTGGTTCGAGTCCACGCTGTCCCGCCAAATATGCTGGTTTAGCTCCAATGGTAGAGCAGTCGCCTTGTAAGCGAATGGGTAACGGTTCAAGTCCGTTAACCAGCACCATAACTGAGCCGTAGCCACTGGCTATCCTGAATTCATCAGTGATAGTTACGCTGCGGCCTTCTAAACATGACCTTCGTGAAAGCGGGTGGCAAGAGGTTGCGCTAACAACCTCCTGCCGTTTTGCCCGTGCATATCGGTCACGAACAAATCTGATTACTAAACACAGTAGCCTGGATTTGTTCTATCAGTAATCGACCTTATTCCTAATTAAATAGAGCAAATCCCCTTATTGGGGGTAAGACATGAAGATGCCAGAAAAACATGACCTGTTAGCCGCCATTCTCGCGGCAAAGGAACAAGGCATCGGGGCAATCCTTGCGTTTGCAATGGCGTACCTTCGCGGCAGATATAATGGCGGTGCGTTTACAAAAACAGTAATCGACGCAACGATGTGCGCCATTATCGCCTGGTTCATTCGTGACCTTCTCGACTTCGCCGGACTAAGTAGCAACCTCGCTTATATAACGAGCGTGTTTATCGGCTACATCGGTACTGACTCGATTGGTTCGCTTATCAAACGCTTCGCTGCTAAAAAAGCCGGAGTAGAAGATGGTGGAAATCAATAATCAACGTAAGGCGTTCCTCGATATGTTGGCGTGGTCAGAAGGAACGGATAACGGGCGACAGCCAACCTGCAATCACGGCTACGACGTTATTGTAGGTGGTGAGCTATTCACTGATTACTCCGATCATCCTCGCAAACTTGTCACGCTAAACCCAAAACTTAAATCAACGGCTGCTGGACGCTACCAGATTCTTTCCCGGTGGTGGGATGCTTACTGTAAACAGCTTGGTTTGAAAGACTTTTCCCCCAATAGCCAAGACGCAGTGGCATTGCAGCAGATTAAAGAGCGTGGCGCTTTACCGATGATTGATCGCGGTGATATTCGTCAGGCAATCGACCGTTGCAGCAATATCTGGGCTTCACTGCCGGGTGCTGGTTATGGTCAGTTCGAGCATAAGGCTGACAGCCTGATTGCAAAATTCAAAGAAGCAGGCGGAACGGTCAGAGAGATTGAGGTATGAGCAGAGTAACCGCGATTATCTCCGCTCTGGTTATCTGCATCATGGTCTGCCTGTCATGGGCTGTTAATCATTACCGTGATAACGCCATGACCTACAAAGAGCAGCGCGATAAAGCCACGTACATCATCGCTGACATGCAGAAGCGTCAACGTGACGTAGCAGAACTCGACGCCAGATACACAAAGGAGCTTGCTGATGCTAACGCGACTATCGAAAGTCTCCGTGCTGATGTTTCTGCTGGGCGTAAGCGCCTGCAAGTCGCCGCCACCTGTGCAAAGTCAACGACCGGAGCCAGCGGCATGGGCGATGGAGAAAGCCCAAGACTTACAGCAGATGCTGAACTCAATTATTACCGTCTCCGAAGTGGAATCGACAGGATAACCGCGCAGGTTAACTACCTGCAGGAGTACATCAGGACTCAGTGCCTGAAATAAATTTTTTTGCAAATCACAAAGTCCATTTAATGAGCCTCGCGATGCGGGGCTTTTTTATGTCCGCAGTAAACGCGCTTCACACGCGCGACTTATGAACACAGAACCTTTCAGGATGACCCTTGAGGATGCCGGTTTGGTGATCGGTGCCTTTCTGTGGGCCGGAATCCTGTGTGACAAGGTTCATCACTAAAAGGTGATCACTGATGAAGTACCCAACAGTTATTGTCAATGGTGTGTCCGTTCGTGTTGATGAGGATGGACGCTACAACTTAAACGATCTCCATGCAGCAGCAGTTGCAAATGGAGAGGCTACAGAGCAACAGCGCCCAAGCCAGTTTTTGCGTAGCGCGCAGATAAAACGCTTCATAAAAGCACTGGAGGCCAAAGTGCAAAAAAGCACTTTGGAACAAATTCAACCACTTAAAATAATCAAAGGTGGTGCAGAACCAGGTGTGTGGGGTGTTGAACTTCTGGCAATCAGATATGCAGCATGGATTAAGCCGGAATTTGAAATCGAAGTTTATGAAGTTTTCAAAACGGTTGTCCGTCTAGGCGTTGGCGCAATGTCACGTCTGAATAGAATCGATCACATCATCAATACTGAAACCAAAGCGATAAGCCAGTGCGCAAGCCAAATGGCTAAGTGGGGCGTTGGTGGGCGAAAAAGATTGCTTCATGTTGCACGTGAGAGAGCGGCAAATGAAGTGCAAATGTATTTGCCCGGAATGGTGTGATTTCGCAGGTTAATCCAGTTTTTGCATTACGGCAGTACAGCGATACAACCCAAGCCAGTAAGTGGGGAAATAACACTGGCAGCCACTGAAAGATGAACCTCCTGCCTGATGGCAAAAAAGATTCTTTGTGGTGGCGGACTGATGGAAAGACATCGGTTATTGCAGAGACCATTCAATGAGTGGTCTCGACAATGGCTTATACCCTACACGGGATAACTTAACTGATATCCCTTTTAACGGATAAATGGAGCCAACAATGGCAGAGATTATTCCCATGACTGAAGAACAGAAATTCCAGTTAGAGATTTACAAACTGGTCATGAACCAGAACGCAGCCGCAGAGGAAGTATTTCAGTTCATTGGCACTGACGAGCTGAAGCTTGAGCTATTCAAAATTCACTTCCAGTCAGGCGGCGCTAATTCAGATATCACGACCCGCACTATCGAAGCGGTGCGTAAATCGAAGGAAGCGTTAGACCTGTTCACCACCGGAGCATGATGCTCAACCTGAAATAACGATTAAGTGAGATGAATATGGCAGCACCAAAGGGCAACCGATTCTGGGAGGCCCGCAGTAGTCATGGGCGAAACCCTAAATTCGAATCGCCTGAGGCGCTGTGGGCTGCTTGTTGTGAATACTTCGAGTGGGCTGATGATAACCCGCTATGGGAGGGTAAGGTATTTTCATATCAGGGAAAAATAATTAAGGCTAATGTCCCTAAGATGCGAGCCATGACTATTTCAGGATTGTGTACCTTCCTTGATATCACCAGGCAAACATGGGGAACCTTCCGGTCAATGGAAGGTTTTTCTGACGTCACATCACGAGCGGAAGACATCATCTACGACCAGAAATTCTCTGGCGCAGCCGCTGACCTTCTCAACGCTAACATCATCGCCCGTGATTTGGGCCTCAAAGAGCAGTCGCAAGTTGAAGACGTGACACCTGATAAGGGAGATCGCGATAAGCGACGCTCTCGTATCAAGGAGCTATTCAACCGTGGAACTGGACGCGATTCTTGATAACCTGAGCGACGAAGAGCAAATCGAGTTGCTCGAGCTACTCGAAGAAGAAGAGAACTACCGGAACACACACCTGCTATATGAATTTACGCCATACAGCAAGCAGCGTGAGTTCATCGACGCCGGGCATGACTATCCAGAGCGCTGTTTTATGGCTGGTAACCAGCTTGGTAAGTCATTTACCGGTGCTGCTGAAGTCGCGTTTCACCTTACAGGGCGTTATCCGGGCACAAAAGGCTATCCTGCTGATGGTAAATATGGCGGTGAGTGGAAAGGTAAGCGTTTCTATGAGCCTGTTGTCTTCTGGATTGGCGGCGAGACAAACGAGACGGTAACCAAAACGACTCAACGCATCCTGTGCGGTCGTATCGAAGAGAATGACGAGCCAGGCTACGGTTCCATACCGAAAGAAGACATCATTAGCTGGAAGAAGTCTCCTTTCTTTCCGAACCTTGTTGATCATCTTCTGGTTAAGCATCACACGGCTGATGGCGTTGAAGATGGCATTTCAATCTGCTACTTCAAGCCATACTCGCAAGGCCGTGCTCGCTGGCAGGGTGACACAATCCACGGCGTGTGGTTTGACGAAGAGCCACCATACAGCATTTATGGCGAAGGTCTTACCCGTACCAACAAATACGGGCAATTCTCAATTCTGACGTTTACCCCGCTGATGGGGATGTCTGACGTTGTTACCAAGTTCCTGAAGAATCCCAGCAAGTCGCAGAAAGTGGTCAACATGACCATCTATGACGCTGAGCACTACACAGACGAACAGAAAGAGCAAATCATCGCATCCTATCCCGAGCATGAGAGAGAGGCGCGTGCTCGCGGTATTCCTACGATGGGTAGCGGTCGAATCTTCCAGATACCGGAAGAGACGATTAAGTGTCAGCCGTTCGAGTGTCCTGATCACTTCTACGTAATTGGCGGGATGGATTTTGGATGGGATCACCCACAGGCGCAGGTTCAGCTTTGGTGGGATAAGGACGCAGACACAATCTACGTTTCACGCGTGTGGAAGGCGAAAGAAAAAACAGCTGTTCAGGCATGGGGAGCTGTTAAATCATGGGCGCATAAAGTGCCAACAGCATGGCCTCATGACGGAAACCAGCACGAGAAGGGCGGCGGTGAGCAGCTCAAAGGGCAGTATGCAGATGCTGGTTTTATGATGTTGCAGGAGCATGCGACATGGCCTGATGGCGGTAACGCGGTGGAGCCTGGAATCACTGAATTGCGCGACATGATGCTTGATGGTCGCTTCAAAGTATTCAACACCTGTGAGCCATTCTTTGAGGAGTTCCGCCTCTATCACCGTGATGAAAACGGGAAGATCGTCAAGCTTAACGACGACGTTCTCTCAGCCGTTCGCTATGCATACATGATGCGCCGCTTCGCCAAAATGATGCGCGACATCAAAAAACCAAAAGAGAAAAAGATACCAGCCCCAATCAGGCCCATCGCACGGAGAACTTAAATGGCCGACGAAAACAGACTCAATTCCATTCTGTGTAAGTTTGACGCGGACTGGATGGCGAGCGATGAAGCCAGAACCGAGGCGACAAATGACCTGTATTTTAGCCGAGTGTCGCAATGGGATGACTGGCTATCAAACTACACTACCCTGCAATATCGCGGACAATTCGATGTTGTTCGCCCGGTGGTCAGGAAACTGGTCGCAGAGATGCGCCGGAACCCTATCGACGTTCTATTCAGACCAAAAGACGGCGCTAATCCTGATGCTGCCGATGTGTTGATGGGAATGTATCGTACTGATATGCGCCATAACACGGCAAAGATTGCCGTTAACGTTGGCGTTCGTGAGCAGATAGAGTCCGGCGTTGGTGCATGGCGTCTGGTCACCCAGTACGAAGACAACGACCCAACAAGCAACAATCAGGTAATTCGACGCCTGCCAATTCATGAAGCCTGCTCACACGTCATATGGGACGCCAACAGCAAGCAGATGGATAAGAGCGACGCTAAGCACTGCACGGTGATTAACGCCTTGTCGCGCAATGGCTGGAAAGAGTTCGCAGAGGATTACGGTATTGATCCGGACACCTTGCCATCTTTCCAGAATCCGAACGATACATGGCTGTTCCCGTGGGTATCGAATGATGTCGTCTACGTCGCTGAGTATTACGAGGTCGAAGAGAAGAAAGAGAAAGTCTTCATCTACCGCGACCCGCTGACAGGTGAGCCGGTCAGCTATTACCAGCAGGATATTAAAGACGTTATCGACGACCTGGCTAATCGTGGATTCATTAAGGTAGCAGAGCGTAAGGTGAAGCGTCGGCGTGTGTATAAGTCGATCATCACCTGCACGCAGATACTGAAAGACCGCGAGAAGATAGCCGGAGAGCATATTCCAATCGTTCCAGTGTATGGTGAATGGTCATTCGCTGGTGACAAGGAGTGCTACGAAGGAGTGGTAAGGCTGACGAAAGACGGTCAACGCCTTCGTAACATGATCATGTCGTTCAACGCCGATATTGTTGCTCGTTCACCGAAGAAGAAACCTACCTTCTTCCCTGAGCAAATCGAAGGCTACGAATACATGTACGGTGGAAATGATGACTATCAGTACTATCTGCAGAACAGGACCGATGAAAACGGTAACGACCTGCCGATTGGTCCAATCTCCTACATGGAAAACCCTGAAGTACCGCAGGCCAACGCTTACATGCTTGAGGCTGCCACCAACGCAGTGAAAGAGGTGGCTAGTCTTGGCGTGGATGCGCAGGCGGCAAATGGTCAGGTCGCTTTCGATACCGTCAATCAACTGAACATGCGGGCAGACCTTGAGACATACGTGTTTCAGGATAACCTGGCTACCGCAATGCGACGTGATGGCGAGATTTATGCCTCAATGGTCAACGATATTTATGACGTTCCTCGTCATGTAACGCTAACACTCGAAGATGGAAGCGAGAAAGACGTTCAACTCTATGCGCAAGTTGTCGATTACCAGTCCGGCAATGTGGTCACACTCAACGACATTCGCGGTCGCTATGAGTGCTATACAGACGTCGGACCATCCTTCCAGAGTATGAAGGAACAGAACCGCGCAGAGATTCAGGAGTTGCTCACCAAGGTTCCGCAAGGTACTCCAGAGTTCCAGATGCTGATGCTGCAATACTTCACGCTGCTTGACGGTAAAGGCGTCGAGATGATGCGAGAGTACGCGAACAAGCAACTGGTGATGATGGGGCTGAAGAAACCAGAAACACCTGAAGAGATGGAGATGGTGCAGCAGGCACAACAGCAGCCGCAGCAGCCATCAGCAGAGCAAATTCAGGCGCAGGGCATCCTTCTGCAAGGTCAGGCTGAATTGCTCAAGGCAGAGAACCAACAGGCGCAGATTCAGGTTGAAGCTGCCAAGGTTGAAGCACAAAACCAACTCAACGCCGCGAAGATTGCGGAAATCTTCAACAATATGGACCTCGACAAGCAGGCAGAACTGCGTGAGTACCTCAAGCTCGTAGGTCAATTCCAGCAACAGCGCAGCAAAGATGCTCGTGCTAACGCTGAGCTGCTTCTTAAAGATGCAGACCAGACTCATTCACAACGCATGGATTTCGCGAATCTTATGCGTCAAGTTCAAATCCCCTCCGGCGGAGTAGCCGAGACACCTCAATAAGAGAGAGTTAATCATGGACCAAACCACCGACATTCAGGCTTCTGAAGAATTAACCCTGCCCGGCAATCATGCAGCGGCATCTGCTGATGGCTTAGTTGTCGATAATGCCAACGACAACGCAGGTCAGGAAGAAGGCTTCGAGATTGTCCTGAAAGACGATGAGAAACCAAAACAAGACCCGGCAATTAATGCTGAATTTGCCCGTCGCCGCATCGAACGCAAACGCCAGCGTGAGCTTGAGCAGCAGATGGAAGCGGTTAAGCGTGGAGAGTTGCCGGAGCACCTGCGGGTGAACCCTGAGTTACCAAAACAACCAGACCCTAACGATTATCTTTCCGAAGACGCACTGGCTAAGTACGACTATGACCAGAGCCGCGCACTGGCTGCCTTCCAGCAGGCAAACAGTGAATGGCAGATCAAGGCTATGGATGCACGAAGCCAGGCTGTCGCCGAGCAGGGTCGCAAAACTCAGGAGTTCACCCAGCAATCAGCGCAATACGTCGAGGCAGCCCGTAAGCACTACGACGCAGCGGAAAAGCTCAATATCCCTGACTATCAGGAGAAAGAGGATGCATTCATGCAACTGGTGCCGCCAGCAGTCGGTGCCGACATCATGCGCCTCTTCCCGGAGAAATCCGCTGCTCTCATGTATCACCTTGGTGCTAATCCTGAGAAAACACGCCAGTTGCTGGCGATGGACTGGCAATCCGCGCTGATTGAACTCACTCGACTGTCAGAACGTTTAACTCTCAAGCCTCGAGCCAAACCTGTTTCAGAAGCCCCGCTACCTGATGAACCCATTCAGGGACACGCTGTTGCTGCAAATATATCTGCGATTGAAAAGCAGATGGAAGCGGCAGCAAACAAAGGGGATGTAGAGACATACCGCAAGCTTAAGGCGCAACTGAATAAAGGAATTCGATAATGGCATTAAATGAAGGTCAACTGGTCACGTATGCTCTGGATGAAATCATCGAAACCGTCCAGAACCTGACGCCAATGGCGTCCAAAGTGACAAAATACACCCCTCCGGCAGAATCCATGCAGCGTTCAAGCAACACCGTGTGGATGCCTGTTGAGCAGGAAGCGCCAACCCAGACTGGCTGGGATTTAACTGGCAACGCAACCGGGATTCTGGAACTCTCCGTGAAGTGCAACATGGGCGATCCGGATAACGATTTCTTCGAGCTTCGTGCAGATGACCTGCGTGATGAGCGTTCTTACCGTCGCCGCATCCAGGCATCCGCCAAAAAACTGGCGAATAACATTGAGTCAGCGATTGCCAAACAGGCAACTGAAATGGGCTCGCTTGTTGTTCACGATACCCGCGCAATTGGTCCATCTACTGGCCTGTCTGGCTGGGATTTTGTGTCTGATGCAGAGCGCCTGATGTTCTCCCGTGAGCTAAACCGCGATATGGGCATCAGTTACTTCCTGAACCCTGACGATTACCGCAAAGCAGGCCGCAACCTGGTAGATGGTGACATCTTCGGGCGCGTTCCTGAAGAAGCGTATCGCAACGGTACCATTCAGCGTCAGATTGCTGGCTTTGATGAAATTCTTCGCTCACCGAAACTTCCGGCTGTTACCAAGTCAACCGCTACTGGTGTAACTGTTTCTGGTGCGCAGAAGTTTAAGCCGCAGGCATACACCCTTGATACCGATGGTAACAAAGAGAACGTCGACAACCGTATTGCAACGGTGACCGTATCCTCCACCACCGGATTTAAGCGCGGCGACAAAATCAGCTTCACTGGTGTGAAATTCCTGTCTCAGATGGCGAAGAATGTGCTGACTGATGATGCGACTTTCTCAATCACCCGTGTGATCGATGGTACTCACATCGAAATCACGCCGAAACCGATTGCACTGGATGACGCGTCACTGACAAAAGAAGAGAAGGCTTACGCTAACGTAAACACCTCTCTTGCTGATACCACTCCGGTAAACGTTCTGAACGTGGCAACAACCACCGCTAACGTGTTCTGGGCTGATGACTCAATCCGCCTGCTGTCTCAGCCGATCCCGGTAACCCATGAACTGTTTGCTGGTATGAAAACTTCTTCCTTCAGCATTCCAGGCATTGGTGTTAACGGCATCTTCGCAACGCAGGGTGATATCAACACTCTGTCTGGTAAGTGCCGTATTGCTGTGTGGTATTCAGCATGTGCTGTACGACCAGAGGCAATTGGTGTTGGTCTGCCTAACCAGACTGCGTGATAACCAGAGGGAGCTTCGGCTCCCTTTTTTATATGGAGACAAGCATGACACACATGATCTTTCGTCATGGCGACATGAAGAAATGGAAAGGCGTTGGATACGACTTTGAAATCGTGAAAGCCGAAGAGCTTCAGGAATATCTGGATGCTGGCTGGTTTGCACATCCTGATGACCTTCTGAAGGATGTTGCAGAGCCAGAGCCAGAGCCAGAGCCAGAGCCAGAAGAAAAGCAGCGTAAAAAGCCTGGTCGAAAACCTAAGGCGGCATCAGATGAACCTGACAACGAAGGGTGATTTAGTTCTTGCGGCATTACGTAAGCTCGGTGTGGCATCAAATGCCACGTTAACCGATGTCGAACCGCAGTCTATGGAAGACGGCGTCAACGACCTTGAAATGATGATGGCTGAATGGCTTGGCGGTGATGTGTCACCAGGTATCAACGTTGGCTACATTTTCGCTGATGCAGATGTCGCTCCAGATCCGGGAGATGAGCACGGTTTATCAAATAACGCTATCAATGCCGTCATTTTCAACCTTGCCTGCCGCATTGCTCCGGATTATGCGCTGGAAGCGTCTGCAAAACTTATAACCACTGCCAGATACGGGAAAGAGAGACTCGTCAAACCGTCTGCAATGGACAGAGCAAAAGCCGCAAAATGTAAGTCCGGTTATCCAAACCGTATGCCTGTTGGTAGTGGTAACCAGTTGGCGAAGTGGAACGGTTGGAATTACTTCCACCGGAAGGAACCTTGCGATGACGGGAGCGAATAAATGCCGATTCAGCAACTTCCGCTTATGAAAGGTGTCGGCAAAGACTTCCGAAACGCCGACTATATCGACTATCTGCCAGTGAATATGCTGGCAATTTTGATATAATAAGTACATGAAAAATCGAAACTTTAAGGAGTAGATATGCTTTCTGAGAATGCTAAAGATATACCTGGATTTGAAGGTGTTTATGCCGTAACAGAAGATGGCAGGGTATATTCTCACTCACGTGTTGTTAAGGCTGCGCATGGCAGCACGCAACTCAGAAAGGGGCGCTGGTTAAAGCCTAAAATCAATCAGGGAAGGGTGCTTTATAATATCGGAGCAAAATGGACTTTTGCCCATCGAATCGTTGCAATGACATTCCTGCCAAATCCTGAAAACAAGCCTCAGGTAAATCATATTGATGGCAATCCACTCAATAATAACGTCAATAATCTTGAGTGGTGCACTCAAAGCGAAAACATCAAACATGCATACGCCACCGGATTAAAGAAACCAATCAAGTTTTTCGGAACCAAGCACCCAAAACACAAGTTGAGTGATGACGATGTTCTTGCAATCAAGTCATCAAAAGAAAGCTTGTCAGTAATTGCGGCTAAGTACGGAATATCTAAGACCTGGGCAAGTAGGCTAAAGCGTGATGCTAACTGGGTTCATATAAAGGCTGATTCCAATGGCAATACAACAACTACCACTAATGAAGGGATTGGGGAAAAGTGCGGTTAATGCTGATTATATAGACCAACTTCCAGTCAATCTTTTAGCTACGCCCAAGGAGGTGTTGAATTCATCGGGATATCTTCGCTCATTCCCGGGCATTGCCAAACGCTCTGATGTGAACGGTGTATCGCGCGGCGTCGAGTACAACATGGCGCAGAATGCTGTTTATCGTGTGTGTGGCGGCAAGCTCTACAAAGGCGAAAGCGAAGTCGGTGATGTCGCCGGAAGTGGTCGCGTATCAATGGCGCATGGTCGGACATCTCAGGCTGTAGGCGTTAATGGTCAACTGGTCGAGTATCGCTATGATGGCACGGTTAAAACCGTCTCAAACTGGCCTACAGACAGCGGATTCACTCAGTATGAGTTAGGTTCGGTTCGCGACATTACGCGTTTACGTGGGCGTTATGCGTGGTCAAAAGACGGCACTGATTCATGGTTTATCACTGACCTTGAAGACGAATCGCATCCTGACCGTTACAGCGCACAATATCGTGCCGAGTCTCAGCCGGACGGCATCATCGGTATCGGGACATGGCGAGACTTCATCGTCTGCTTTGGTTCATCGACTATTGAATATTTCTCCCTGACTGGCGCAACCACCGTTGGTGCTGCTTTGTATGTCGCACAGCCATCACTGATGGTGCAAAAAGGCATCGCCGGGACTTACTGCAAAACGCCATTCGCTGATTCTTATGCGTTCATCAGCAATCCGGCAACAGGTGCTCCGTCTGTATACATCATCGGATCCGGTCAGGTTTCACCAATCGCCAGCGCGAGCATTGAGAAAATCCTCCGCTCCTACACTGCTGATGAACTGGCTGATGGTGTGATGGAATCGCTGAGATTTGATGCTCATGAGTTGCTGATTATCCACCTTCCGCGCCATGTTCTCGTGTACGACGCATCTTCAAGCGCCAATGGTCCGCAATGGTGTGTGTTGAAAACTGGCTTGTATGACGATGTGTACCGCGCTATCGACTTCATTTACGAAGGCAATCAGATAACGTGCGGAGATAAGCTGGAATCGGTTACCGGCAAATTGCAGTTCGATATCAGCAGCCAGTACGACAAGCAGCAGGAACACCTGCTGTTTACTCCGTTGTTCAAAGCGGATAACGCCAGAGTTTTCGACCTTGAGGTTGAATCGTCAACTGGCGTTGCGCAGTATGCTGACCGCCTGTTTCTGTCTGCAACCACTGACGGCATCAATTACGGTCGTGAGCAGATGATTGAGCAGAATGAACCGTTCGTTTACGACAAGCGTGTTTTGTGGAAGCGAGTCGGGCGCATCAGGAAAAATGTCGGCTTCAAATTGCGAGTTATCACGAAGTCACCTGTCACTCTGTCAGGCTGCCAGATAAGGATTGAGTAATGGTTGATTCATCACTGAATGATCCTGTCGTGGTTCAGGCTACGCGCCTTGATGCTTCAATTTTGCCACGCAATATATTCAGCCAGTCTTACCTGCTGTATGTCATAAATCAGGGTGCTGATGTCGGTGCGATTGCTGGGAAGGCAAATCAGGCTGGTCAGGGCGCTTATGATGCTCAAGTGAAAAACGATGAACAGGACGTCGAACTGGCAGATCACGATGCAAGAATCACCGCAAACACAAAAGCGATAAATCTCCTTGAGGTCAGGTTAACAACTGCCGAAGGGAAGATAGTCGTACTGCGTAGCGATGTTGATTACTTGCTGGATGAGGTTATCGATATTCAGGCGCATCTGGTCACTGTTGACCAAAGACTGGATGACGTAGAAAGCGATGTATCTGACATTAAGAGTGATTACGTATCGAAAACCGTAACCGAATCGCAGTCTCTTGCATCACCGCTGGATGTAAAAACATCATATTCAGTTGATGGAATTCAGGTTGTTGGAGCAAGAAATACCGGATGGACTGCAGCCACAGGTACGCCACTTCTTGGCTCATTCAACGCTAACCAGTCATACACTGTCGGCACTACGTACACACAATCCGAAGTCGCAGCTCTCGCTACAGGTTTGCAGCAGGCGCGGCAGCGTATTCTGGCGCTTGAAACGGCACTTAGATTACATGGGCTGATTGACTGATGATTACATTCAAACCAACGCGAAACATCGACCTGATCGAAGCGGTCGGAAATCACCCTGACATTATTGCCGGAAGCAACAACGGTGATGGATACGACTACAAGCCTGAATGCCGTTACTTTGAGGTTAACGTGCACGGTCAGTTTGGCGGCATTGTTTACTATCAGGAGATTCAGCCGCTGACATTCGATTGCCACGCCATGTACCTGCCAGAGGTTCGTGGATTCAGCAAGGAAATCGGGCTGGCGTTCTGGCGATACATTCTGACTAACACTACTGTTCAGTGTGTCACATCGTTCGCTGCACGCAAATTCCGCCACGGGCAGATGTACTGCGCAATGATTGGCCTTAAGCGTGTCGGAACCATCAAGAAATACTTTAAAGGCGTGGATGACGTGACTTTTTACAGCGCCACACGCGAAGAACTAATCGACTTCCTGAATCACGGGAGATAGCCATGTTATATGCATTTAAGCTGGGCAGAAAACTGCGCGGCGAGGAACCTTATTGCCCTGAAAAAGGCGGGAAAGGTGGCAGTTCTGATAAAAGTGCAAAGTATGCTGCAGAAGCTCAGAAGTATGCCGCAGACCTGCAAAATCAGCAGTTCAACACCATCATGAACAACCTGAAACCGTTTACTCCTCTGGCTGAGAAGTATGTCGGCAGCCTCGAGAACTTATCGTCTCTGGAGGGGCAAGGTCAGGCACTTAACCAGTATTACAACTCTCAGCAGTACAAAGATCTTGCTGGTCAGGCTCGCTATCAGAGTCTGGCTGCAGCGGAAGCAACAGGTGGATTGGGTTCCACCGCAACCAGTAATCAGTTAGCAACAATCGCACCAACGCTTGGTCAGCAATGGCTATCTGGACAAATGAACAATTACAACAACCTGGCAAATATCGGTCTTGGCGCTCTTCAGGGGCAGGCAAACGCCGGGCAAACATATGCCAACAACATGAGTCAGATTTCACAGCAAAGCGCGGCGCTGGCGGCGGCAAACGCCAACCGACCGTCAGCATTGCAGCAGGGGGTTAGTGGTGCTGCATCCGGTGCGCTTTTGGGGGGTGGCATAGCCAGTGCTCTCGAGCTATCAACTCCGTGGGGTGCTGGTATCGGTGCTGGTCTTGGTCTGCTTGGTTCACTGTTTTAAGGGGTAATCAATGGCTACGTGGCAACAGGGTATTAATTCTGGTGGGTTTCTGGCTGGCATCGGTACGCAAAATGAGAATGCGCCAAAGGCAAGCGACATTAACGCAACGTTTGGTCTGATCCGCGAAAACAATGAACTGGCTCGCTCAGGTGCAAATAACATTGGTCTGACCGCGTTACGTGGTCTGGCTGGAGTTGCTGATATTTACAATCAGGAACAGCAACAGAAAGCTATTAGTGCGTTCAATAAGGTTCACGCTGATGCATGGGCTTCTGGTGATCCATCTGGACTATTTAAGTTTGCCCAGGAAAATCCAGCGTTTGTTGCACAGGCACAACAGGCGTTTTCCGGTCTTAATGAGCAGCAACGCAACGATATGGGCGATTTAGCCATGAGGGCTAACGTCGCTCTTTCCCAGGGACCGGAAGCCTACAGTAAATTCATTACTGACAACAAGGACAGGTTAAATCGCGTGGGTGCGAATGCTGACTGGATGATTCAGACAGGTATTCAGAATCCAGAGCAGCTATCACACATGCTGACTACTATGACGCTAGGGGCTGTTGGTCCGGATAAAATGCTGGATTATCAGGATAAGATGGTTGGTCGCCAACTTGAGAAAGGGCGATTGGATGAAAGCATCCGTCAGGCTGACATGGAGAACGCGAGAGGATGGGCAAATATCCAAAACGCTCAACTAGACAGGGCTCAGCGGGCACAAATGCATAATGATAACGTAGCCCTGAAGTTGCAGGAATTAGGGATGAAACAACAGGAAAGCGGAAAGATTGACCCAAAACTTGTTCGAGATCTGAATAGTGATATTAATGGGTTCTCAAAGAATTATTCTGCAATGCGCAGTGCTTCTGACAACCTACAAGCCCTTGGGAAGCGCAACACTCCAGCCGCGCAGTTGGGAATGATTTTCAACTATATGAAATCGCTGGATCCGCAATCTGTGGTACGCGAAGGTGAGCAAGTGCAGGTAAAACGCACTGATGGAATATTTGGCACACTTGGTAACTATGTTAGCCAATTATCTAACGGCAAGATGCTGAATAATGAGCAAGTCCAAGACTTAATCAACACCTCAAAACTGATGGCAAATACTGAAGGCGAAAAGTTTAACCAGCAAATGGATGATTATCTTTCAACTTATGGAGATTCTCTCCCCAGCGGACTAACTAAGCAATTGCAATCCAGAAAAGCCAAGCTGTATGAAGATATTCAGCAGCCTGCGCAACAACAGAGCAATAACCAACAACCGACAAATACCCAACAGCAGCAGAGTCAATCCGGATCATATACCTCAAAATCAGGCATTCAATTTACGGTGGAATGATGAAAGTAACTGCAAACGGAAAGACATTTACCTTCCCTGATGGTACGAGCACGGAAGATATTGGCACCGCCATTGATGAGTATTTTGCTGGTCAGGCTGTTCAGCAACAAACAGTTAATCAGGCCAATAATGAACCAGCGCGTGAAGAACCATCATTGATGCAACAAGCTGGCGATTGGCTCACTGGTGGTCAAAGTGCAGGGCAAATTGCAGAACAGGCTGGTCGTGGTCTGGTAAACATACCATTTGACGTATTGCAGGGTGGCGCAAGTCTGATTAATGCAATCAGTCAGGGGCTTGGTGGGCCAAAAGTATTGGATGATGTCTATCGTCCAGTCGATCGACCGACAGACCCTTACGCGCAAGCCGGTGAAACAATTGGTGGGTATCTCCTGCCAATTGGCACAGCGGCAAAAGCTGCTGGAGCGCCAGCAAAGCTCGCTGGAGATATCGGTTCCGCAGGAAACATGATTGCAGGTTCTCTTGCTGATGCTGCAAATCAGGAGGGCGATTTTGCACAAAATGCTGCCATTAACGGTGGTATCAATATTGGTGCTCAAGGCGTTCTTTCAGGTGTCGGGCGCGTTATTGCGCCAAGGGTTTCACAGGCTCTTGGTGGTGCAGCACTGAATTCTGCTAATGATGTTTCCAGGATGGCAAAGTCAGGTGCTGGGCGTCAGTCAATTGCCAGTCAGGCCGCTAATGTGTCCGAAGATGTAGCAAAAGCGGCTGAGTCTGCTGGAATTGATATAAACGCATTAACACCAGGAATGCGATCTGGAAGTCGTGGAATTGCACAAGCCGAAGGCGCATTGGCATCAACACCAGGAATCGTTCAGGACGCCCATCAGGCAGCATTTAACGAAATATCATCAAAGTTAAGTCGAAACCTTGATGAATTTGGGGCCGCATCTGGAACGGCATCAGAAAAAAGTGCGGCTATAAAACAAAGGATTCTTCAAAATCTTGATCAGATGAAGGATGCCGAGCGCGCGGCATGGGATGACGTGCGGTCAACAATGCCAAATCAAAAAGCAAGAATGCTAAATGGTAATGCCGTTATTCAGGCAGAGCGATCTGCTGGCATACCGCTTACTCCTGAAATGAAACAGTTTGTTCAGGCAAACAATCAAGGTGGAGTAACATTTGATGGCATGAAAGCATGGAGAGCGAAATTTGCTGATGCGGAGCAAAAATATAAGCGTAGCGGAGAGGCAAATGCGGCAAGGAGAGCAGGGGAAATACGCCGGGCAATTGCTGATGATATGCGCACAATGGCGGAAAACGGCGGATTTCTTGATGACTGGCAGAAAGCTAATGATCTGTCTAAAGCGAGGTTATCAGCACAAGAGAGTGCAGAGTCTGTTTTTGGGCGTGATTTGGCAACAGATGCACTGATTACGAATGGAGTAAAATCACTTCAATCATCGTCAGCTAAAGGTCTTAATGGTCCTGCTGGGTTCCATTCTATGATCCGCGCGCTGCCAGAATCAGAGCGTGTTCCTGCTATATCATCAATGTTGCAAGATGCTATCTCGCATGGTGTACGTGGTGGCAAAGCTGATGCAGCAGGAATTAACCATATCGCAGGGATACTTACCCCACAAAATGTAAAAGCCATTAGCAGATATTCCTCAGAACTCGGAAGAATTGCTGATGCATATGGCACTCTTGCAAGAGCAGCAGTAAAACCTCAGCAGTATATTGAAAGAACAGGGAGAACTGCCAATGTACTACGCGATCTGGATGCCGGTTTATCCAACGTCACATCAACAGTGTTAAATGCAATTGCCAACTCAACATCAGGTGCCATTGTTGGTGGAGCAGGAGGGGGCATTGCAGGCGCTGCCGCAGGTGCTTTAGTTGGCGCCGGGTTAAAAGGCGCTGTATCTAAAATTGCCACCACACGTAGTGGTCGGTATGCGATAGAGAAAGCAGTTCAGGAAGCCACTAAAGCAGTAAGAGCAGGCGGAAGCAAAGAAGCATTAGCGGCAGCGGAACGCAGATTTATGGCAAATAAAGCCGCCATAAAAGCAATACGTGATGCAGTTGGAAACGAAGAGTTCAATCGCTTAGCGAGGGCTGGCATTGTAGCGTCGCTAAGCGGAATGGCACAGGAGTAATTAATTATCCATGGATGGATTGAGCTTATCTCGTGTTGATGTGGCGATTTGTCCTACATTCCTAAGCCAAGATTTCAAATCCTTGATATTGTCATTGATTTCATGAATATCTTCTTTTTTTAATCTGTTAATATTATTCTCAATAATTTCAATGGATTGCTCAATATCAGATATAGTGAATGATAGTTTGTTCTTCTCATCTTTTATTGAGTTTTTAAGTGCTTCGTTCTCAGTCTTGAGGTCAGATATCTTTTGTTTTAAAGATGCCAGTTGGTACTGAACCACAATGAGTGCGATAGCTATCACGATAACTGTTGTATACACACCAACCTCCTTAGTTTTGAGCAGGATACCAGATGATAATGTGTCGCTTCCTAAAGGATATCAAAGCAACGGGATTTCAAGGTAAACTGCGGTTGCCAAAATACTAACATCTTCATTTCTAACAAGAATATTAGGATACATTGGGTTTAGGGATACTAGGTTTGTCTCTATTTCACCAATGTAAACCTGTTTGAAGCTCAATATTTGCTCTTTATCCAATGATGCTATTACATAATCTTTGCTTTTAGCTTTTACTAGAGGGCTGAACGTGACAACCGATCCTCTGGGAAAGCTAATACCTGAACTTGTAGTCATAGCTTCACCTTCAATAGTCAATGCAAATGCAGAGTCACCAACATTGTATATTGCCGGATGAAATCTAGACGATGAATGTTCACCTGTGTTTAGGTAATGCATAACTTCATCTAGTTTGAGAATTGGTATTTGCTTTACCAGAACGTCAGGCATGACGTTTTTTGTTCCTGGCCCCTGACCTTCACCTAGAGCTAACCACTCAGCCGTAGTACCTAATGCGTTGGCTAATGCCTGCAATACACGAAGCCGTGGTTTAGCCTCACCACCCTCGTATGCAGCTATTTGACGTTGAACAACACCAGCTAATTTTGACAACTGCGCCTGCGTCATACCCCTGGACTGTCTTGCCAGAGATACTCTTGATGGGAATTGATCGTCAAAATTCATTAGTTCACCATAAAAAATTCATTGACTCATACTGAGTGTGAGTGAATAATCAAACTGCAAAAAGTGAGATTATGAGTTTTTCAAAAACAGGAGTGCATAATGACTGAAAAGATATCTTCCATCAAGCCGCGTCAGGTTCGTTTTACAGAAAAGGTTGATTCACATATCCGCGAATCAGCAAAAAGATGCCATAGGTCAATTCAGGCAGAGATAGCTTATCGAATGGAGTTATTGATGAAACTTGAGGCAAAGGGCGATGTTGTCATCCAATAAAAATAGTGAAGCCCGGCAGTGCGCGAACACAAACCGGGCCTCTATGTCAGTAACCGTATGCAAGGAAACTAACATGAATATTGTAGCAAAATCAGATTATAACTTCCAAGGATTCACTTTTAACCCTGTAACAGAGGGCGGGTCTATATGGTTCACCTCCACCGAACTAGCTAAGGCTCTCGGCTATAAAAAAACTGATGCCATCAGCCAAATTTATGCCCGTAATGCTGACGAATTTTCCGACTCAATGTCATTGACCCTCAATATGAAGGTCAACGGAATAAACAATAGCTTACGTAACAAATCGGTCAGAGTTTACTCGCTCCGAGGCGCTCACTTGGTGGCGATGTTTGCTTCTACGCCCAAGGCCAAAGAGTTCCGCCGCTGGGTGCTGGATATTTTGGATCGGCAGGCAGAATGCTCACCGATTGCAAAACAGTTTACTGACGAAGAACTGGTTAATCTCTGCTACTTACAATTGTGGATGGAGAAGAGTCAACAAATGTGCAAACACATCTACCCAGGAATGAAGCAAATTTGTTCTGAGCTTTCAGGAAGGATTTACGATATCGCATATGAGACTCGCTATATGTCAGAAGAAACCAAGAAATCACTTCTTCGTGAAATGAAGAATCTTGATACCAACAATTTTGTCGTAAAGAACGCTCAGCCAATGCTGGCAAAACTTCGCGGCGAGGAATGGATTCATTGATTGGTGCACAGGACGGCGCAAAAAGAAAACCGCCAGTGTGCTGCTGGCGGCCTATGTCACACCCTTACTACCACATAAGGAATGCCTAATGACTTTTAAGAATGTAGCAAACATCGGATCCGTTGTCACGGATAAAACCATTGACAGCCAAAGCCTTCTTATGATGGTTAATGAAGCTCGCAAGTTATGTGGAGAGCCATCAGTACGTAACAACAAATTCATCGAGAAAATTGAGGATGAATTGGAAGGCGAGACCTACACAAAAAGTGTAGGTCGGAAAAACGGGGCTGACATTGATGTTATCTCCATGACTATCAAGCAGGCGCTTCGTGTTGCTGCTCGCGAATCTAAAGCAGTTCGCCGAACACTTGTAGACAAACTTGAAAGTATGCAGGAAGCGCACATTAAAAGCGGTAAATCAGCGAGTGGACTTGTTGAGTATCGTCAAGCGCGAACATTGAAAATGACGGTTGAAGCTGTTACCAATCTGTTCGATTTGATGCCAAATCTTGCGCCGGAAGCAAAGCAGACTGCGGCAGCAAGCATAATCAACCCGATCGTTGGTTTTAATGCAATACCTCTTCCAGCAATAGAAGAGCATTACTACTCAGCAGGGGAGGTTGCAGAGCAGCTTGGAGTAACGGCCAACAAGATTGGTCGCATTGCTAACGCAAACAACCTCAAAACTGAGCAGTACGGTAAGTTCTTCCTGGATAAATCTGCGCATTCCAGCAAACAGGTGGAAGTATTCCGCTACAATGCGGAAGGTGTTAAAGCACTACAACACCTGATTCATGGGAGTAATGTTGCATAATGGCAAAGAAAAAATATGGCATTATGCCGCCAAGAATCAAAGGAAGAGCCAGGGTAAAAGGCGATGCTGGGAGGTATCACATTCTTGGAGTTCTGTGGCATGAGAGAGCTTTAATTTTAAGTAGACCTCATGGGTACATTGAAAAGGTATCTATAGATAGAGTAGAGATTCTTCCCCTTACACCTGAAGAAGAAGAAACGTACGGACTTTTTGATAACTAACCAACTAAACCCGCTTAATCGCGGGTTTTTTCTTTTCTAAGGATATCAGCCGCAACTTCTTTTACTCGTTCCGAGATTAATGAGGCCAGCCTCTCTTCTTCATCACGATACCCGCTTACAGGTGATGGTTTGGAGAGTGATTCTTCCATCGTAGCCACAATTTCGGAATTGATAGACCTGTTATTCATTTTTGCACGCTGTTTAATCTTGGCGTGCAACTCGTGCGTAAGCCTCAAGTGGAACTGCGCCTCATCGTATTTGCTGTACATCATCAATGCCTCACCAAATGGGTGGAATGGCATCGTAAAACCTACTGTACAAATCAACAATCGTACCGTTTCGGTATGCAACAAATACCAACCGTAGCCACGCTGCGGCGATTCATTGTATCTGGAGCAAATTAAATGACAGACATTACAGCCAATGTGATCGTATCGATGCCTTCACAACTCTTCACTATGGCGCGTTCTTTTAAAGCCGTTGCCAATGGCAAAATTTATATCGGTAAAATTGACACTGACCCGGTAAATCCTGAAAACCAGATTCAGGTTTATGTGGAAAACGAAGACGGTTCTCACGTTCCTGTTTCTCAACCAATCATCATTAACGCTGCTGGTTATCCGGTATATAACGGACAGATTGCCAAATTCGTAACTGTGCAAGGCCATTCTATGGCTGTATACGATGCGTACGGTTCTCAGCAGTTCTATTTTCCGAATGTGCTGAAGTATGACCCTGACCAGTTTGAGCAAAGGTTCATGGATGAAATTAGTTCGCCAGACGGTTACAAAATAATAGGGGGGTTAGAGGCCAGGCTTTCTGTATACGATATAGCTACTGCTGATGGTGAAAGAAATAGCGATCAGTTGAATTCTGTTTTTGCTGAGTTTAAAGGAACTCCAGTGAAAATCTACTCAAGCGTGCCACTAACTTTCACCATAGATAAAGAAACACATCTATATGGTGATTTTGATTTGAGTAATTGTACTTTCCACTTAACAAACGGAAAGGTTGTGTATAAAGATGAAAGGGATGATGATAGTTATATAAAGGAAGTTAATATATCAACATACCCATTGAACGAATTAACCTCAGTTTTTTCTTGTGTTGAGGATTTAACAGGGTGGGGTAATTCGCTCGTCAAAATAATAAGTCCAACAGAGGTTGATCTCTATAGGTTGATTGGTGGTGTATTCAGCCCAAGATATAAAGGTGAAGTGAA